GACGGTCGTATAGATTTTGTATTCCACGGCATCCGCCAAAGTCTGCCTACGGATTACACTGCCGTAGCGCAGGCTGTTTCGCCAAAGACGCGCTTGGATGGCAGCTCGTATGAAATCATATACATCCGCGACAAAAAGCGTTTTGTGGCTGTTGACGATGCGACCAAGACTTACGCCGAGCGTTTTTATGACGAGGCGGAGTACAACGTCATCACCAACAACAAGCCGACCACGCCGCGCACTGACCGCGCATGGCGATGGGGTGCAGACACCTACAAATACGACGCCGAGGCATATATCAGCGCGTACAGAGCCAAAGGTAAGGACACATACGGCGCAGACCTCGTATGCGTAACGGATGCAGGCAAGGCGCTGTTTGTTAAGATGTGGCGCGATGCGATATATCGGCCGATGTTTGGTGTGGTTGGTTGGTACGGAGATTGCGACGACCTCGGCAACTGCTATGGAGGCAAAAACAATCCGCAATTCGGGCTGGATTATGGCGGCTATTATCCCGAATGGCACGAAACGCCTGGCTTTTTTCTTAACGGTATCACAGGTATCAGCTACGCCGAAGCGCGTCAGATATACGAGGTTCGAACTTGCGGATCTTACCCAAGAAAAATCAGTGAAGGAGGTGGAATTCGCACTAATATGTTGTGTAACTATGCTTATGCAACAGGCGGCGGTCAAAATGGGCAAGGCATCAACACTCCCTTTGTTTTCCAATCGTATGATGTACAGGTAATCCGCGTTGCAGCAGGTCTGCGTGGACAACGACCGACAAGTTCTGCATTGATACGAGGATTGGATAGTTTCTACGATGCCGATAACTTACAGGAAGTTATCGGGGCCGTTCAGTTGGGTAATCTGGGTGATCAGGCTTTTAACAATATCTTTTCACCGTTCAAATCAAAGCTGAAATACCTGTGGATAGCGGACTTGTCCGTATCGTTGACTAAGACATTTGCTAAGGCTTCATCAATCAATATTGACTGTCTGCGCTACCTTGTGGAAAAGAGCCGAGCCACAGCCGCCAAGCCTATAAGCGTGACGCTGCACGCAGACGTGTTTGCGGCACTTCCCGAAGATATTCTGACATTAGCCGAGACGAAATATGTAACATTTGTAAGCGCATAAACACAAACAATTATGATACAATACAACAACCATCGAATTACGAGCGATAGCGGCAAGTACGTGCGCCGCATCTCGGACGGCTTGACGGCCACAGCCATAGCCGCAATGACATACAACGCGGACGACTACGAGGAAGTAGACGAAATGCCCGTGACCATAGACGAAGCTGCCTACAAGGCTGCGGTAGAGCGCCTTATTCGCGAACGCTACACCGTTGCGGATGAGCTGGGCATACTGCGCCAGCGTGACACCAAACCCGAAGAATATGCCGAGTATTACGCCTTTGCCGAGCAATGCAAGGCGCAAGCACGCGCCGAAATCGCCGCCGAAGCTGACGGAAACTAAAATAACGCAGTCGCTTATTTTAACTTCGCCCTTAAAAGTAAAATTATGTTCAAAATTACAATCAACGCAAAAGATTTAGGCGTCATCCAAACGCTCGATAAAATCGCAAGTTGCAGTCTCAACAAAACACTGACTGCACAAGCCTCCTTGCTATTGGAGGTTGATGACAACCAAACAATGCGCCTTACGGCTTCTAATGCCGAAGCGCGTATAACCGCAACTCAGCATCCGACACAAGTTGACGGAAACGGCAAGATATGTATCGACCCGAAAAAACTCGGCGCACTCGTCCGCGCTATCGGCGAAATGCCAATGACGATAGCGTATGACGATACAAATATGGTGGAAATCACCACACCCAACGGCAAGTATGGGCTAAACGCTTATGACGCGGCAATATATCCGCAAGCGGTCAACGCCGCAGGGACGACATACAAAGTCCTCACCGAAGACATCGCTCGCGGTATCAAGGCAACCGCTTTTGCTGCCGCTACGGAAGCCGATTACCACGCTCAACTACAAGGCGTGCAGATAGCCTTCGGCGACTCGTCTCTGACATTCACGGCTACGAATACGCGCTTATTGGCGCAATTATCCATTACCGACTTCCCGAGCATTAAAACCGCCGCTGTCGTAATCCCGACAAAATACGCACAGATGATGGCGGATATATGCGACTGCGAAAACGGCGAAGCATCCATAACAATCGCCGAAAAGTCCGTCACACTCAAAACGGCAACGGTCGAATTTACTTCCGCGCTTATTGCCGGAAATTACCCCGATGCCAATCGCGTATTCCCCAACGAAACCAAAACCGAAGCGCGAGTTGATGCCGCAACACTGCGCACAACGCTTTCGCGCGTGGCTATTTTGGCCAACGACCGCATCCCGAGTATTCACCTGTCCGTTGACACTGACGGCCAAATACACGTCTCTACGGAGGATAAGGACACATCGCAAGATGCTTCCGAGCTGATATACGGCACAGCAAACCACGAGCTCGACATTGACTTCGCATACAAAAACCTTGCTTGCGCATTAAGCGCATTTACGGGCATGATAGTAATGCGTGCCATTGACGCAGCACACCCGATCTTGTTAGTCCCTGCCGAAAAGGAAAAGACGGGTAACACGATATACCGCGTATTGGTTATGCCAATGCGCATCCAATAAAAACAAGTTAGTAGTTTTCAGTAACTCTACCATTAGGATTATTCTTCTGCACGTCAGCCCGTTTGTGAAAATAGGCTGACGATTTTTTTTGCCGCATCTGTCTGCGGCTTAAACACTAAATAATTATATAATCATGATAGACGAAAATCTTTATCGCAAAGCAGGCCGCCGATACATCCCTGTCGGTAGGTTTGTTAATCTAAACTACCTGCATGACGGTGTATGGTATATTCGCCACCACGGAACTGTATCTGTGAGTATGACCAACGCAGACCATCTTAACGATATATACCGCGTTTGCGGCGCTAAGGACTTAACTATTGACGTCCTTGCAGGAATGGAAGACATTGCAAATGACATTGTCCATTCGCCCGAAATGGCCAATCTGATGTCTAAGGGATATTCATTTATGGACATTATTCGCTTGACCATAACCCAACTCATCAATCGACAACAATAAAAAAAACAAAAATGATAATACCGAAAGAAATAACAATCTTAAAACACAAGATTAAAGTCACCCTTGTAAGGACTTTGGATGGTAAGTTTGGCCTATTCAACTCCGTCAAAAATGAAATAAAAATTGCTCAAAATATACTTTCTGATGACGAGGAAGTTGCTTTATCGCCTACACAAGTACTTCATACATTTTGGCACGAAGTGTTCCATGTGTTTCAATGGTTTTACGAAGGAGGGTTTAATGAAGGACAATCTCAAGCTTATGCCGGGTTTATGTTAGAGTTTTTTGGTGATGAAAGCGGCGACAGAAAAGCCGTCAAAGAGGTAGCTGAAAAACCATCCACGTTGAGCGACGAACAGCTTTCATCAGATATTCTGCAATGTATGGAGGCAGATGCAGTCGATGACTGCGGCGCGGTACCTGCGGAAAAATATCGCGGCATCGATTAAATGCTGTTTTGCCTGAAACAGCAAATCGAACGCGGCGATAAGGATGTACATCTCCGAGCGGTGAAACTCCGAGATGAAATGCGCAAAAAAGGCAATACAGACTTCGCAAACAAATTAGATAGAATGCTAAACAAATACTACAACGAGCAAACAAGATGAACCTATACATTGCACTAAGTTTCGACTTGGGCGTAACACAAATAGCCGTAATCGCCGCCACCACTCCCGATGAAGCCTTGCAACTTATTAAGGCAGAGCGCGGAACAGGATGGTGTATAATCGAAGATTGGATGCTAAACAAACCGCAAGCGAAAGTTACAGTCAACACAGACGAACCCAAAATAATAGCGATAGTATGAAGATAAAAAAACCAAAAATATGGAACGATACATAGTTATCGCTAATTATTACGATTGTTACGGACTAAAAGATCACTCTTATTGGGTGGTTGATGAAACAACACCGTTCTACGAGGCGAAAGACACGGTCGGCAAGGTACATATACTTGTACCGCTAATCAAACAAGACGCTGCCGATGCCGGCATTACCGAAGTCTGCATCCACGTCTACGAACTCGGCAAAGAAGTGACTGATAAATTCTTAAAAGATATGAGATGAAAGCATACATCATACTCGAAATATCACACGGCATAGCCGGCTGGCAAAATCTTAGGAGGGATACGCAAGACTCTCAATGCGATACGCAAAGACGAGTATTACCGCAAACAATACCTCGAAATCCGCGTGTATAAGTATCTCGAATCAAAAAAAACCATAAGAAATAAAAAAAATGACCACAACCGAAAAAAATAAAGAGGCAATACGTCTCCACGTCTTAATCAGCGAGTGCTATACAGTGGAACTAATAAACAATCCCACACACGTAGATATAACTATTGAGGGTTTTATCTCGGAGGATGGCGACAAACAAAAACAAAGGACGCTGCTTGTAAACAGCGATGAGACTTTGGCGCGAGATGTCCGCGACGCTGTTATTCGTTATAGGCAACGTCTGGTCGCCCAACTAAACGAATTGCAAGATGCTCAGGTTTAACATAGACGACTACCTACGCCGCCAAAAATACTACGCAACAGAAAATCGTTATAGAACCATAGAAAAAGCCATAAGGGTCATAAAGGAACGTCAATGGGTGGATGAGAATGAATACGACTATGACGACAAGGACGAAAATAGCGATTCTAACGGATATATTGGCCGTCCCGAATACGTCAAATATCTGCAAATAAGACTTAACGATTTAACGATGAAATGAACTTATGAAAAAGTTAGAAAGTAAGGCTGCAGCTGCACGTTTTCTTGGGGGCAAGAAACACCACATCACCAATTTGGGAAAAGTATTATCCCCTTGTTATCCCCACTACATAACTATTTACGAGTATTATGCTGAATACATACAATAAAGACAACCCCTTGCGATGTTTTTTCGCTTTTGAGAGGTATAATTCGCAAGGATTAGCCCTTAAACGCCTTAAACAAGACTTTCCCGGTTTCGATTGGGTATGTGTTGGCCGTTCAGAGATTGATAGGGATGCAATAGCGGCGGCTAATGCTTTGTTTCCCGAAGCCAAGGATAAGAATTTCGGCTCAATCACGGATATAGATTGGTCACAAGTCCCTGATTTCGATTTGTTTACGTATAGTTTTCCGTGTACCGATATTTCCTCGTCCGGACTGCAAGCGGGCTTTGATGAGGGTAGCGGCACACGTTCTTCCCTACTTTGGGAATGTAAACGCGCTATTGTCGAGAAACAGCCTAAGTACCTGCTTATGGAGAATGTCAAGGCGCTCACACAGAAAAAGTTTCTGCCACTTATTAAAAAGTGGTTCGGACTGCTTACGTCTTACGGTTATACAAATTATTGGCGAGTACTCAACGCCGCCGATTTTGGCATACCTCAAAACCGCGAGCGCGTGTTTGCCGTCAGTATTCACGGCGAACACAAGCCGTTTGCATTCCCCAATGGCCGACCGCTTGAAATGACGGTTGAGGACATCCTCGAAGATGCAAGCGATGTTCCCGAAAGTTACTACTTCCCCAAAGAAAAGTCTGACGAGGTATTGGATGACATTGTGGCGCAACCACGCACACGAAAGATGCTTGAAGATTTATATCACGAGTTATGGAGGTCAAGCAAATAGGATTTAACCTAACGAAGGGGGGTATGGTGAAAACCATAACAACCTCGTCCGCCAAGCAAGGCGAACAAAATGTGTTTCAGCATAGAGGCAAAACATCACCCGTGCTTAGGCATACTTGTAATATGGATAAACAAATAGCAATAGGATTGACACGTAACGGCCTCGCTCGAACCTTGCGCATAGCACAGAATAACACACCGCTATACCAATCCAAGCGCGTAGTGGGGGATTATAGCTACGACAACGCATTATGTGTAGTAAGAGTAAAAATAAACAAGTAGCCGTAAACACCAGATTAGGGGGGGGTACACTCCTGCTGTGTTGCGCAGATGCACCACGCAGGATATACCGACTTTATCGGCAAGAACAATCCTTACGGCTTGATGACATCAATACTCGTGATAAAATATGGAAATAAAGAGCATAGCAATAAACTGCACTAATAGAGGTTGCGCTTATGCCGTAACAACAAGAAGTGGTGCGGCAGGGCTGATGGACTCTGTTAGCGGAGGGGGACACTACCCTAAGTTAAGCGTGTTGATAATCAAATGCAAAAATTAAGAATTAAGCAAATAGGCCATGCAAGGCGGACAAGCACTCATGTTAATCCGCAGGGGTATCGCCTATATCTAACCAACGGCCTTTCCCCCTGTTGCAATTGTTGTACGGGGGGGGTCTACGATGCCTTTCTGGCTTGTGATTAATCATAGTTTTTTCCTTACACCGATACGCACGGAGGAGGGACGCCGTTTGCGACGGCTTCACGGAGATGCGGAGGGCTTCCGCCACCGACACCTCGTGCCGCGCACGGACGGGTGTAGTAACACGCTCACAACGATACTTAAAGACAACTTAATAATGGGACTACAACAACAACTGTCCACGCTTGAATACCACGAGCATCCGACAACCGAGCAACTTGTGGATTTTTTCAAGCCTATGGCATACATCCGCAAAGCCACACCGCGAGAGTATTTCCGGCTGATGGGGCTGACGGAGGCGGATATTGACAAAATAGACTCCTATCCGTGTGCCTCTGTGCAGGAGTTCGCAAACGCGGACAAAGCGACACAACGGCAAGGCATAGCCAAAACAAATAAGTATAAATTGGCTGGAAATTCGATTGTTGTCGATGTGTTATACGCAATCTTCGAGAATATGTTTATCAACGATTGCACGACTGAACCGCAACAATTGACGCTTGACTTATAAGACTAAACGGCAATGGAGGTAGACAAGACTAAGCTGACCGAGCTGCTTGTGGCGATGTGTCACCGAGCAATGGTTATCGGCAACAACATCATTTGCAGCGATATATACAACAAGCAATGCCAAACCTATCTCGGCGAGCGTTACGGCAATTGTCCGCCCGATTGTCCGCACCTCGAAGAAGCGGCGGCGCACGCACACTGCAAACGCGGCGACTGCCCGAAAATCAAAAAAACTGCTTAAACAACTGAAAAAATAAAACCAATGAAAACGAAACAGACCTGTGTTATATACGCCTGTAAGTCACCTGAAACGAACCGCGTAGATGCTGCGAGTCTCGCGTGGGAACTTGCTGCCATAGCCGATGAACGCGGCTACATATTTGCTCGCTTGCCTTATATAGAACCCACAAGCGATGTGAAGCGCCCTATCCTGTCGGAGTGTCTGCAATACTGCGAGGCTCACCACGTTGATACGCTTATCGTTCCCGAACTTTCATGCCTTGGACGTTCAGCCTCTGAGATGCAGGAAACCGTTAAACGGCTTACGGGTGCAGGGGTGAACATCTATTTTAGGAAAGAGAATTTCAGTACACTAAATGATGAAGGAGTAATAGGACCGATGCTTCCCTTATTCATTTCCATCCTTGCTGTTGTTGCAAGGATGGAACGCGAAGCCCCACGTCTACCCTATGCAACCAACTCCAAATAAGCCTGTTCAAACCTACTTAAACAACTGAAACAATGAGCAAAACAGAGTATGGATATAGGCAAGTGTCAAAGCGCGGCTCGCTATATAGCGAGATGACCAATAAAGGTAGAAGCTCGACCAAGTATGTGCGCGGCGCAAAGCCTATTCGATGTGTTAGGTGGGTCGCGGATATAGTAATAAACGGCAAACGCTACCGTATGCGCAGCACCGACTACAATAATTGTCGGCGCTGGCTGGATGATATGATTGAAAAGGCGGGCGGATATGTCGTAAGATACCGCAAGAGACAGACGTGGTGTGAAAAACAAAAAGAGAGATTAAAACAACGAAACTACTTATTCGGAAACTCTAAACAACTAAACACGAATGAATAAACTAATTACTTGGCTTACAACATCCAATCGACACCTGCACCTGCTCGGCGGCGTTCTTATCGGCCTGTTCGCCGACGGCCTTTATTGCGCCGCTTACGCCGTTATCCTCACCGCTTCGGCACTGGAATTTAAGGACATCCGTTGGGGCGGTCGGTGGGACTGGATAGACTGGCTGATGACCATCCTCGGCGGAACTCTCGGCTTCGGCTTGCAATCGTTAATACTGACACTGATATGAGAATACTAAATATAATGGAAGTTAAAATCAAGAAAACAAACAAGTTGGCCGTAATTCCGGCTTACGCATCCATCGGCGCAAGCGGACTCGACCTTTCAGCTATCGACCTTATAATAATCAACCCCGGCGAGCGCACATTACTGCGCACGGGCATCAGCATCGAATTACCGCAGGGTTATGGCGCTCTCGTTATGGGGCGAAGCGGAAACACAATCAAACGAGGTCTGTTCGTTGCCCTCGGACTGATAGATAGCGACTATCGCGGCGAAATCGGCGTAATGGCTTTTAACGCCACCGACAAAAAGATGATAATACAACAAGGCGACCGCATCGGCCAATTGGTAATCATACCCACACCGCAAATACTATTAAAGGAAACTTCTGAATTGAGCGACACGGAACGCGGAAACGGCGGCTTCGGCTCAACAGGCATATAATCAAGGCAAATATGAATAAAACAAAAATCACAAACAACATCAAACAGATAGCACGCATATTTATTATGGCCGTTGCAATCGTAATAGCAATGCCTATGCACTTGGGCATTGTCATCCTCAATTGGGTGTCTAACGGCATATTGCATACCGTCAATCGGCTGCTGAAAATACTGAAAGAAACAAAAGTTACAACCGAAAACAATAAAGACAATGACACAAATCGAAACAATCATACTGCATAGCATTGCTCGTCATGAGGACGAAGCCGCACGCCGACAGCAAGACGATTGTTACGCCCCTACATTCGAAGTATGGGTGGACATCAAGGGCGAGTTCGATGCCGCTATTCAACACCTTATCGAGCAAGGCTATATCGAAGAATTGTATATATGGGGCAACGAGTACGGCTTCCGCTTAATTAACCGCGACAATGGACACGATAACGATAAGTCGTGATGTTTTTGACAACCCGATATTTCACTCCCCCGAAAGATTGCGGATATGGCTCGCGCTACTTTTTGCGGCGGACGAAAACGGCGAAGTTGTAATCAGCCCACGGCGCTTTGCTCAAAGCATCGGGACATCATACCAGCGCTTACGTAGCGCACTTAACGCGTTTACTGTAACGCAGTTGTTAACGCAGCAACCAACGCAGCAATCAACGCAGATAACAATATGTAATACAGCGCACTACAAAGGAGGCCAACGCAGCAACCAACGCAAGCAGCAACGCAATAGTCAACGCACTGTTACGCCCCCGAAAGCGCTATCCGTTTCATCCGCTCCGCCAACCTTTGTCGCCCCCGAATTTGCCGAGGCTTGGAACTTGTGGCTCGAATACCGCAAGGAAACCAAACGCCCCTACAAATCGGAAAAGTCGGAACGCATCGGCTACGAACAATTCGTCAAAAAATCTAACAACGACCCGACGCAAGCTCTGGAAATTGTTAAAAACACAATTGCCAACGGCTATCAAGGCCTATTCTCCCTCAAAGACAATGAACGAGAACAAAAATATAAACGCAATAATCCCGCTGTCCGAGGCGGCAATGACCGCTATGCAGCTCTGGAACGAGCAGCCGCTACAATATTATGCGGCAATGACACCTGCGGAAATACCGGCAATGGTCAAGGCTGATACGCCTAACCTTTGGACTATACGCAACAATATCGGGCGCGTAAAGGCTATTGCAATTCTCGTTAATGCCCTCGTTCAAACGGCGCGGCTTATAAATGTCGAGAATAACCTCACCGAGGCGCAAATAGGCGAACTCGCCAACGACATCCTCGATGAATACGGCTTCCTTAAACCTGTCGAAGTCAAAGCCGTACTCAAACGCGGCCTGCGCTCTAAAATCTTCGGACGACTTGATTATAATATCGTAATTGAATGGTTTGACGATTACGCCTGCGAGCGTACTCGCGCCGCAATGGACATCGCAGACCAAGAGGAAACACAAGCGCAAAATCAGCCCGTATCAGACACTTCTACTATCGGGTGGGAAGAATACTTGCTGCTGCTCAAAGAACGCGCCAAACGCGGCGAGAAAGCCGCACAAGATATACTCTCCGAGGTGTCGGACGGATACAAGCCGATTGTCGAACTCGGCCAACACCTTGATGCCCGAAAAAAGGAAATAGAATTTCAGCAATGGAAACAACAATACAACAAGCTAAAACAAAGTCAAAAGTAACAAAGCCGCAGTATCACTACGCTCTCGGCTTCAAGTTCTGCAAGTTCGAGATGGATTTCGTTGATAGAGCAATCCGAAACGCCAACCGATTTATGTCGCGCTATGGCAAAGGACGTGCCGCTCGCGACATAGGCGCGGATGTGTCTTTCCGCCGCAAACACTACATACAAGGCAAAATAAACACCGATACCGACTATGGACAGAAAAATGATAACTGATAAAATAGAGGTCAGTGCCGTTAAGCTGACTGACGTGGACTTATTGCGCAGTGCAGCGTCTACCACAATCGGACACGAAAGCCAAATAACCCTTGAACGAGCATACGCACTCGGACACAGCATTATACGCACCCAGTTGTTTTGGGTCGAATGCAAAAACATTCCGCTATTCGTTGCCTCGCAACTTGTGCGCTCTCATGTCGGAGTGCAATTTTTCCAAAGGTCTAAACGAACGGATCGCGGCGGCGCTGATTTCGAGGACATATGCTCAAACATTAGCGATTACCTCGCGGCAGCAGCCGAATGCGAAGATGCCGAATTGCAACACGAAGCATTGTCTAAGGCCGCAAACGATATACGCTCTATGCCGGAGGAATATGATAGATATGCCCCCACGGATATTTCATTTATAGCTAACGCCGAAGCGCTTATCAATATGGCTCACAAACGCTTGTGCCTTAAAGCGTCCGACATCACGACTTATGTTGTAGGGCTGATTAATCGCAAGGTCGGCGCTATCGACCGCGACTTGGCCAAACATCTTGTGCCGCAGTGCGTCTACCGTGGCGGAATATGCCCGGAGCATCCGTCTTGCGGCTTGGCGGCCTCGGAAGCGGGACAGATAATCATAAACAAATACCGACAGAATTATGACTATGAAAAAAAGAATTGAGGATTGTATCAAGGATACGGTCTGCGGATGCTACGGGGTCTCGCCGGACGAACTGCGCAGTACGTGCCGCTGCCAAAAATTAAGCGTAGCACGTAAAATGCTGGCATATCTCTTGTATCGCTATACTCCGCACAATCATCGCTGGATTGGCCTTTTTCTTCGGCGGTCGTCGCGCTTCGCCTCCGAAGGCATAGCGCAAACGGAATGGGAGATTGAACACATCCGCTCCGCAAAAGAGAATTACGAATACATTATAGAAAATCTAAAACTCACAAAAGAAGATGAAGTTAACAGGAAAAATCACTAAGGCGCTCCCGGAGGTATCGGGAATGTCCAAAACAGGGAACCTTTGGCGCAAACGCGAGTATGTATGCGTATACGATGAGACCAACACCGCTTATCCAAAAGGTGTCTTGTTTTCGGTCATGAACGACCGCATAGATACTCTCAATATCCAGGAAGGAGGCGTTTACGAACTTGATATTGACTTCGAGGCTCGCGAATACAACGGTCGTTGGTGGATGTCGGCTTCCGTGTGGCGTGCAACCCTGCAAGTCGGCGCAGCGCAAGCACAAGTCCAGACACCACCGCCTGCACCCGTGGCTCCGCATCCGAATATCGCACCCGACCCCGTGCAGCCTGCATCAAGCCCTAACGGCACCGACCTGCCGTTCTAAGCGGTTTGCGGCTTGTCCATACAAGCCATATACCGCCATATCTTTGTCGCCGTGTCATCGCAATCTTCGTCCGCAAAGTAGAAGTTATACGCCGCTACCAATATTTGGCTGTCGTCAAGGCTGCCGCGCATATCGTGCCACATGGCGTTAAAGGCCACGTATTTATCCCATTGGGTTACGCCTTCGGGAAAATCAAGGCCGCGCGTTGCATCCTCTATTTGCGCCACAGACCAATAAGCACCACGCCGCGTATTTCCGTCTTTGTCGGTACTGCACATTTGCCCCACATCATACGTTGCAAAGGCTTCGTTGTAGTGATGACCGTAAAGGATTCCGCTTTGTTGGCGCATAAATGCCCAATAAACTTCTTTATTGACGTCTTTGACGTACTGCAAAAGGTCGTCAACGGATTTCACGGATTTTTCCATAGCGGCGTCATTCCAAACACCGTTGCGGCGTGCCTCGATTATTAAGTCATTGTACCTCATTGTTTTATTTGTTTCGTTAGCAACCCGGACATCCCCCGTTAAACTTCGGCAACGGCTTATAACCGCCGTCCGTTACGGCAGGATGCTCGGGTTGTGTCGTTTTTATCTGTTTAGTCTTTGCCATAGCCAATTATATAGTTTCTGTAAAATCATTAGCGGCAAACCCAGCCAAAAAGAGGCATAGGCCGCGAGCAGGGCAAGGGCAATAGCGGCGAACACATCATAACCGCAAAGAAGTAACACCGCGAGTGTTCCCCACATTGTCGTACATTTGGGACACTGCGCTATTTTCATCGCGGTCTTGGCTATCTCCTCGGCCAACCCTAAGTGTTGAGCCATAAGCGAACATAGTGCCGCCACTATTGCCACCCACACCACAACTCAAACAGTTTTAGGTTGCCGCTGTTAGCGTTAAAGGCGTTTCGCTCACAAACGACCGCGAACACTGATTTCCGCACGTTGACGCCACGATATTGACGGTTGCGCCCTGCGTAAGCGTCAAATTGGGTGCGGTTGTCGAGTATACGGGTATTGTGAAGTCTTGCGATAGCGGCTGTTGCTTGGTACATCCGCATCCGCCTTTGCACGCTACATAGGATATTATGCCTTCTATGTGCAACGTCATTACATACTGGTTCGTCCCCACATTGTTCACTGATTTAATGCTGAAACGCGGATTGAACACGGGTGTCTGTTCTACACAGGTGCTGTAACATAGCCGCTGTGTGATGTTTACCTGCACAAAGTACGGCGAGGCTACCGACCCTACGGCCAACACGGGGGTGATGTTCGCAGGCTGGATTTTGTTCTGATTGCAATTACACGTCATAATACATTGCTTTTTAATCCCCGACTGCTATTTATCTTTGCTTGTGTCCGCGCCGCAGTCGTTAGGCTCGGATGTATCGTTGACACCGACATTGTACAACGCCGTATGTATCTCTACTGTCAGCTTATACAGGTCGGTAATGTTGTCGTTTATCGTTTCTAACGCGTAGGCCATTTGCTCGAAAATATTTCGTGGTCGGCGCTGTTGTTTGTTGTCATCTGTTTGTGTACTCATTTGCTTTTCAAGTAGCTGATTAATAAGAAGTTATCTTTGTATCTCTTTAATGCTTCCGTCAGTTTTTCGGCGGTTATGGCTATGCCTTGCTTACGCTTTTCGTCTACAAACAGATAGAAGTCTTTTGCGAGGTTTTCCGCATTTTCGGCGCTGTCGGCATACACGGGTATGGTTATATTATACTGTTGCATCATTCATCGGTGTTAGTGGTGGAATATCGTTCGCAGGCGGCGCTATCGGCGTTACGGGCTGCCCCGACCGCGCTTGCCGTATGAAACTCCAAACGTTTATCAAGTCGTTTTGATTGTCTTTGACCCAACCGAAAATACTGCCTACGGCTTGTTGTGCCTGCTGTATCATTGTCGGCTTCTCTGTCGGAAAATCGGGTAATCCTCCTGCGCCGTCCGCAAGAAAATCATACAGCTCTTTGGCTCGCTTAACATCTCCGTTTACGGCCTGCAAACAGGATAGCTTCATCGCCATTTTGGATGTGGGATTTATCATCGTCAAGTCAATCTTTTTGCGAAAAAACATGGTGTGTAAATTCGGAGAGCATGGACAAACCTAAGAAAACGGCCTGCCCATGCACCCCTTGTCGTGCTTTAACCCTCGCAAGTGCTGTCGCATCCGCATAAGCGGCTGCCGCTTACACGCGCAACTCGCAGATAGTTGCATCCGCCTATCGCCGAATTTACTCCACCATTGCCGTTCATTGCATAAGCAAGTGCTTCTGCCGTGGCAAGCGCGTTGGCAGCGGCTGTGCCGCCTGTGCCCAATGCGCTCGAATTGTTGCGCAGCGTCTGCTGTACATCAACGTCAATGCTATCTCGGCGGTTGGCCTCTCGGCTCACAATATCCGCCAATAGCGAAAGGGTCTTGGAATTGGCTTCCGACTGATTTTCCGCACTGCGTGCGCGTGCCTTGGAGGCTTGATTGAGACCCCAAAGACCGGCGGCGGCAAGCAAAAGCGCACCACCGCCCAAACCTGCGGCAAGACCTACGCCCGTAACGGCTGTGCCGTGGCTGTCGCGGCGTCCGCCGTAATACGGCTCACAGAAGCCGCCTGCACGAGATGTCCGCGCGGATTCCCACATTGCGAGGTCGCCCGAAGTTATGAAATTGTTTTCCATAGCGATTTTTTTTAAGTGCGGCCAACATCGACCGACTTCGCAAAGGTAGCTATGACTAATCCCTATGTCAACAGTTCTTTTCTATCCACTTTCGCATTTTATTCCTTACCGCTTCGTAATTACTTCGCAGTAGTGTGTTGCCGCGCAAACGCCCCTCAAAAGACGTAAGAACATAATGCACGTTCCGCTCGCTTATGCCCATATATTCCGATATGCGCGGCACATAAACCCCTAAGTCATACATGGTCTTGATTGCTATATGTCGCGCATCTACCGTCTCGCGAATACGCGATTTGGATGTTATAGCCCTTGTGCCGGTCTCTGTCGCCTCTGCCGCCGCTTCCATTACGGCTTCGATTATCTCACTACTCGTCATCGCTGAATTGTTAAAAACGGACGCGGCACAAAACAAATACGCAGCGCCCCGTGTTAAGGATTTACACACACATGGTCTTAGTCGGTATTTATGTGGGTAAACCCTATGACGCGGAACACTGCGTTGTGGGGTTTATTCGTTAAAGGTTAGCCGCTACCCATTGCTTGGTCGTCTCGTCAAATTTATATATCCCCGTGGCATCGACTTTCAATCCAAAGTTGCCTGCTCGCATAACCAGCTTCCCTTCCTTACACAAAAAGGTCGTAGTTCCCCACGTGAAACGCACTCCGTCATTGCCTATGTTGTTGCCGGGAGACTCGCCGTAGCGCCCGTAGCCTTTGACGTTCAGCGTGGACGGCGCAAGCTGCTCCGTGAAACTGCTCGTGGGTATGGTCGCGGCTGTGGTCGCAAGAATTATCGCGTATGTTCCGGCACTGCTTACAACCTCGCTGAACGAACAGGCCGCACGATACGAATCACCGTTCTTGGTTAATTGCAGCATACGCTCTTTGTACAACTGACCGTCTCGCGTAATTCGCGCAACAACAGCGCCGGACATAATGGTGTCGGGCATCGGTATGTCAAGGGTTATGGATGCCGAAATGGCCGAACCCGTCGTGAGCGGCTGGTCGCCGACCGCAATAGTCGTAAGCGTTTTATTGTCAAGGTATGCTCCATCGGGCAAGGCGATAGACCCCATATCACCCGAGTTCTCCACTCGCTTATATGATACTGATACGGTCTTGGTCTGATTGAGGCTTACGCTGCTTTGGCTCTCGCTCGTAACATCGTCTCCGATGCTCTGATTGGTGATACGCAACAGGGTGTCGCCCGTATCGATGTCTTGCAGTTTAAGTCCCTCATCGTCCAGAATGACGTTCTTGCCTACCTCCATGGTGTTCGCCCCGAAACGGACGGTGTTATTGGCGGCGTAGGCCGTGCCGTCGGCTCGCACAAGAAATTTGGCTGCATTGGCCGAAGCGGTGGGCTTGGCGGCATCTTCCATAGCACCGCCTGCCCATAGCATAACAGTGCTGCCGCCGCCCCAAAGTCCGTTTATGCCTGCCCTGACGGTATAACCGCTTGTCGTCTTTTCGCCGACTTGTATCAAGGATGACAGTACAAGTCCGCCGCTTACCGTTGTGCTTTGTCCTAATGCCTTGGTTATATAGTCCATATCGGTTACGCGGTCGGCACTGTCATGATTGTTGGGGCACCACGCTGTCGCTTTTTTGCCTTTTTCTATCTTGGGCTGCGAGATGTACACCGTGCCGTTGCGCTGCAAGTATATTTGCATAAACGCCCATTTGCCGGTCTCGGCTGCCGTAAAGGTTTGTTCTATTCTTACCCATTGGCCTGCCGTAAGGTTGGGATTGATTTGCACCGTGGTCGAATTGGCGACATTATAGTCTGATGTCGAACTGCCTATTACCATATTAACCGCATAATCAAGCGCGGACAGGTCATCACAACGCACATACACGCTTGCGGTATATTGTTCGCCGGGCGTTATGAGCAATGTGTCGGGCGTATACCACCCCCATTGTATCATACCGTAATATTTATCCGATGTGTTGCCGCTCGCGCTTAGTTTGACGCTGTTGTATCCGTTGTGTTTGTATGTCTTATCGGTTATTACGGTCGCAATATTGCCGTTGCTCGTCCAACCTTTGCTGCCGCCCTCAAAAGCGCTGTTATACAGCATATTCTCGCCTACATACGGCGCGTTGTCATAGACATACTCGCCTATGCTTTGATTGCCGACTTTACTGGTTACTTCAAGGGTGCAGTTGGTCGTTATCTTGCCGTCCAGCATCTCTAAGTACTGGTCGCCTTTATCGCCTATGAAGAAACGCGGCTTGCCGCCGTAAACGCCCGTTTGCCGTCCGACATAGAAATACTCGTCCCCTGCCGCATCAACGCTGTCAAGACCCTCTATATAGCGCTCATAGCCGCCGCCGATAACGTCTCGAACTTTGACATACTGACGCTCGGCATTGGTGTAGTTGCCGTATTGCACAAGTGTGTCGCCTGCACTCGGAATGCCCGTGCCGTTGGTAATTGTCCCCGATAGGGTGAGATTGTCCAACCCTACGGCTATTACTTTGCGCTTGTAGGTCTTTATGGTCTTATTCTGAGCATCATAGCGCGTGCAATAGGCTACATCGCCAACCTCAAAAAGATTGGCTACACTGCCGCTTCGCTGGTCAAAATAGCATATGTAATCACCGCCGCTCTTGACCACGGAGTATACTTCCATATTGGCCGCACTTTCTATGATTGTACCACCACGCGCCGTTATTTGATTGATAACAAGTGTGTTAACCTTTAATTCGCGGCGCGTTACAATATTGTCGACCTCTAAAACCCATTCGCCGTTGGCGTTTTTATAGACCCCCCAGCCCGTGCCGTCTACGTTGCCCTTGCGAAAGTCGTCGCTCGTAAGCAAGGAGGCAAATTGTGTCGGCGAAATGCTTATGTCGCGTACACCGTCTTTACGCAGATATAGTTTATCACCAATGGCGCGTACTATCTGCTCGGTATTGCCTAACAACCCTAAACGCTTCTGTATTTCTTCTACGCTGTCGCTCAGCAAGGCGACACTGCTCGCCGAAGTCTCGTATTTGTCGCTCAGCACAATTTCTAAATCGGGTAACGGACTGCCGTCAACATTAAAGGTCTTGGTGATGCTCTGTATGTACAGCGTCTCATACGGCTTGTCGATTATCAGCTTGGGGTCACGCAATCTGACGGTACATCCCTCGCGTATCTGCTCGAAAAGGGTGTATTCTCCTAAACTCGTATCGTTTATGCGTACTTTGTCGGTCGTTACAACCCATGTCGGCTTGATGTTGGCCGTGTCTTTGAGCTTTTCTTCTTTGTATTGTCGTAAGCGCTTTTCTGCCCATAGGGTGTAGTCGTGCGTCATCTCCGTGCCGATAAACACAAAGTGGTCGCCTGCTTTGCCTTGCCGTATTGTATTCGGAACGTACATCCCCGTACTCTCTAAGTCTGCATCACTCTTGGCCAGCGTTATGCGCCAATGACTCGATACGCCGTTTAAGGTCTTACTCGTGTCGTAAACGGGGTATTGGGTTATTACAAATTCATAATCATCACTTATAGCCAACTGTCCGTCCGTAAACATCATCTTGGCTTCGTCTCCCGTTCTATCGCCTAATATCGGCTTCCAAACACGCTCGGAGTATTGCTCGGGTGTTTCTTTCGCTTTCTTGGTGCTGCTCCAAATGTTCTTTACCCATACGTCAAAGGTGTTGCCCCAGCCGTTATCGGCATCGTCGGCTATGGTGAGCTGTCCGCTCGTAATGCCGACATCTACGGTTATGGCCTTGTCTTTAATTAACGATGTTACGGATACGGTACATTCATAGTACCACTCGCCTGCGGTCAATCCGCCTGCGCTGTGTTCTGAACCGCCACCTGCGGGATAACACTTTATTACATAGTTTGTTATCTGTGCGCTCTTGGCAATGTTAAGGTCGGCGGCGGTGTCGTCCCAATCTCTTAGCAACGCGAACATTGACGAGTCTCTTACTCGCACTATCTTGGGCGAAATATCCAAATTGGCGGTCTTGCCCTGCGGTACGCTAAATGTGCCGTTGCTGCGTATCATGACGCTCTTGGTCGCAGTGGCAGGCAGGTCGCTTAGGGTTACGCTTTTGGGGTCGCTTAGGTTTACAAGCTGCGCCTCGCCTTTGGCTGCCGTCTCATAGTCGTCTGTCGTTACTTGCTCGATATATACGGCCTCGTCTATGCGTCCGTAAGGGTCTGCACTTATGCCTTGTATGGTCGGGTATATGTCGGTGGCGTTTTCCAGCCCGTGCCACAGTTCTCCGTATTTCTCTATGCTTTCTTCGTCTTTGACGTATTCCACAGGGTCGAATTTGGCGTCTGTATGGCCTTTCTTGTACGCCCAGTCACTCTCGCCGCGCGTTGCGTCATAAGTCTCTACGGATATGGCCTTGTTCGTACTCTTGTCTGTTATGGCTTTGCCGTTGAGGTCGGTCAGTTGTCTGTTTGCATTGGTTTTCCAGCCCTGCACGTAACAACGGAAGTTGTAATCCCTTAGCGCGTCAAAGTGGATATTGGCCAATTCGGGTATCCAATCGGGGTCGGGACGGAAGTCGGGATTGTTTTTGTCGATGTCCTTAAAGTATCTAAACGGCAGATTTTCTTCGCCGCCACGACCTAAAAGAATGTTGTACAATCCGTCATCCTGCACTTGCCGCTCGATTTTTAGCAAGCCGCCGTCAAAACCGTATTGGAAAATATGGTCTAATTCGGTGGCGGCATAGCCTATCTTAATGACATACCGCTCGCCGCTCGGCTTATGATTGTCGTTGTCGCTTGCGGCTTCTATCGTCCAACGCACCCCGTAAAGTTCGTATATCTTGGTGATTACATCCCAAATGTGCGAGTAACTGATTTTTACGGTTACGGCGTCTGTATGGCTCGCCGCTGCACTTGCATCTAATTCTACTTTAATCTTTTCGCCGAAGTTGCGCTGTAAGACTTGCCCGAGCAAGTCGGCGAAGTCTTTAAGGTTTAGCGATACGCTTGCAAGGTATTTGTCTGCAACGGCTGTCCCCGTATCGGTGGGCTGTATGGTCGTGAAATACTGACGCTTTAATTGGTATATAGCCCAATGATGAAATGTCATCTCGCCCGAGACGTCAAACGAGGTATTCTCTTTGCTTACCCCGGGCTCTTTTAACGGCATAATATATTTCTCGCCGCGATACTCCAACACCCAGTCATACGGCGCTATCAACTCGTCTGATTGATACTCGATTTGCGCTGTCGCGGTTATGGTTTTTTCTCCCATATCCGCGCAACTAACCCTGATTTCGCCCGTCAGCGCTATATCGGCAGGCAGTGTTATTATCTTGACTTGCTCCATTATTTATTTTGCGCGTGTTACCTCTACGTATGAGTTGGAATTTTCGCGAAGGTTGAATGTCATATACTCCACCTTGCCCTCGGCTACGGTAGAAGTATAGCCCATCGGCATGGGGGTATCTACATCTGCCCCTTGGCTGTCGGTAACTTTGCCCGTGTCATCTTTCATCACCCAATAAGGCGCGTTACCAAAGGCTTGTGTTGTGCCGCGTACACTATCGCCTTTGCGCAGTGGAATTGTTACCATACGCACTTTGTCGTGCGCCTGCACTGCGCCGTTTGCGCCCATTACGCCGATAGTGCCGTCAACCGTCTCAAAGCGTATCTTATCGACATCTTTCTTGACGACGGCATAATATTCGCTATCGTTGCCGAGTACATTAAAAGTGAAGTACACCGTGTCGTCATATTCCGACAAATAAACAAACGGCTCATAAGTGTCTGTGCGCGGTCGCTTGTATGCTAAGGCATTGCCGTTTGCATCGGTAACTATCCAATGACACGCATTGCCGTAAGCCATTGTTTTTCCCGTTACACTATCTCCCCTGTTTAGCGGCACGGTAATGTAATGCAGATACTCGTGCGTAAACGCCCTGCCTTTGGTCGAGCCGTCGGGCAACGCCACAGGGAGACTTTGAGTGGTCAGCGCCCATGCGCCTTTAATTGCGTCAGTGGCGTTGTAAACCACCTCGGGCATCCCGTCTGTGTTCCGCTCTGTCGCCCACACGCATTCTTTGGGATTGCTTACGTGTACCGTCAATTCGAGGGCTATCCAGTCCGAGCCGCCGTAACTATCTGTATGGAAAACCTCGGTCGGCTCGCTTATCGGCTTGGGATAACCGACAACTTTTACGCGGTTCAAGTCGTTGTATATCGCAATCTTCTGCGCGTTTAGGACGCCGCTGTCATCGCGCGTAAACAGCAACTTATTAAAATCATCGACCTTATTGTTGACGCTCTTATAATTGCCGTTTGGCGCTTCTACAAGGAACTTGATTTTGTAGTCAAAGGCAACCTCGATAGTGCGTGGGTCTACGTGTTCCTCGGCATCCTCAACATACTTGGTCGAGGTATAGTCTTGTATGTCGGGCGCTGTCCGCTCATCGGCATCCAAATATACAAAGCCGTATTTATCATAGGCATCGTATATCTCTCCTTTGCCTATCTGTATTCTTGCCCTAATCATTGCTCCTTGTCCTTATATGGTGTATATTTCAATGCTATCTTCTGCGGCGGTTGACGACGCACACATTCTTCTCTGCTTGTACCGAACTCGCGCTGGCAATGCCACATCTTGTAAAAGTCTCGCTCTTGCTTTAATTCACCTATCTCATTGGCGTCTTTCAATCGCTCGTTCTGTAATGTACTCATGGCTTCTTGCAGCTTGCGGATGGCCTGTGTCTTGTCCTCGATAATATCTTCTTTGCGTGCGGCAAGTTTTATCTGTGCTTCAAGCTGCGCATTGAGGATGTCTATACTCTTGTGCGTGGCTTCTATGCGCTTCTCGTACAAGTCCCATTGAACGGCATCGGCCTCGGCATTGGCTTTGTCGGCCTCGGCGTCTTTGATGCGTTTGTTCGCTCCGCGATACAACATCCAACTCAATAGAGTTGAACACCCTAAAATCGCACTTAATATACCTAAAATCGTTTCCATTCAGCTATCTTGTATCGCGGTCAATCCGTTTGTATGTCGCGTACTCGCCGTCATCGGCCTCGACTCGCGCATCATAAATATATAACGGTACACATATCGGATTGCCGATATTGCGCCGCTGGTCGCATTTTACTCTCATTTTACTGCCGTTGCCGAAGTACAGCATCGGTATTACGCATTTGGTGTAGTCCATAGCTACCCGTACCCAACCTTTGCAATTGTGAAATACGTAAACATCGCCGCTTAGCGTCTCGCCGCGAAAGGTCTTGCCTACGTATATGCCGCTGTCTCCGCAGTCCGAAAAGTATTTTTCTATGACTGAAAGGTCGGGATAGTGGTGTTCTAAACACCAGTCAACTATGACCTTATAATATTCTAACAGCGCACTGCGGTCTAAGTTGCTAAGGCGCCCGTAACCGTCATCACACACTCCGCGCTCTCTCGCTTGTCGTATCAATATGTCTCTCAACTCGCTCATTTCTTGAATTTTTTTACAAGCCACCAAACTGCCGCACATAGTAATACGAAGGATACACCCATAGCTATTCCGCCGACATCCATCTTGGCTTTCTCCCATCGGCTTAGCTTGCGCTCGACAGGCACAATTTTGCTTATGGTGTCGGTCTTTATGCTTATAAGGGTGTCTGTCTGATGTACTACCTTGATGCGCTCTTTCTCGCGATAGTCTATTATGGTATCGCCTTTGACGTACACAAATCGAGTGTTGTTTACCGTGTCTGTATGCAATTCTTTGATTATTCGGTCTTTATACTCGGTACGCACACTCTCGACAGGCACGTATTCTATTTTTGCCTTGCATCCCGACAGCAACGCCGCAAGCCCGGCAATGGCTAAGGCGTACACTGCTGTAAGTAGCAAACATCCTATTCGCGCAAATCTATCTTTCATAGGTCTTTATATTCGGTTTTTGCATCAAAACTCGGGCAGGCTTTGTTCGCAAAGTCCCTGTGCCCGTATATCTTGGCTTGGGGATATTTCCGCCTCAGTTGTTTCAACAGCGTCAGTAACGCGGCTTTTTGCTGCGGCGTGCGATTGTCAATGGGCGGCAACCCTTTTTTACTTGTGTCAACGCCGCCTACGTAGCATACGTTTATGGCGCGTTGGTTCTGCCCGTAGCAGCCGTTGCTCACTTGTGCCTCGTCTACGGTGTTTACTATTTTGCCGTCGGCTTCAATAATGTAATGATACCCTGCAACGCGCCAGCCGCGTCCGCCAAGGCTTACGGGACGCAGGTGGTAAGCCACTATATCCCGAGCCTTGACGGATTGACCGCTTGCGCTGCAATGCACGATAATCTTGTCTATGCTTCGCATTTGCTTATAACCGTTTTAGTGTGTTTTCCTTTCGCAAAGATAATGATTATCAACGGCATTTCCTAATTGCGCAGGTAGACGTTTACGCCGTGGGTGCTTGTCGTCCCCTTGGGGCTGATTACGCGGTTTAAGGCGTTAATGGCTTCCTGCATCTTTTGTACGGTCATCGCGGTGTTGGCCTCGATGTTGGGTAAACAGGCTAAGTGTTGCTGCACAAGGCTGTCGGCGTCTACCGTGCCGCCGCCGCTTATCGCTTGTGTCGCACTTGTGGTGCCTGCAACCTGCGCCCTTATCGCGGCCACATTCTCGGCTATTAGCGGTATCGGGCTGAAATAGTAGAACGCGGTATTTATCGCCGCCGTCAACGCATTAATTTCTTCGCTCGTGGCACTGGCTACGCTCTTGGCTATGCCGGTACTCTTGTTGTCGGTGTCGCCTATCAGTTCTTTAAGGTCGTAACCTCGCGCTTCTAAGGCTCGCCACAACGTCTCCATAGCACTATTGGCTTGATTGGTAAACGCATCAAGATTGTTGGCTAAGTAGTCCACGGCTTTCATCGTGTCGTTGGGATTGCTTTCAAGCAACGATTGTACTTGCTTCCACATCGGCGCAAGTATGGAGTCTATCAGCTTGGCGGCCGCCCCCTCGATCACCATGCTCTTTATCATCTCTTTGTATTTGCTCTTGATGGCATCGGAGGTACTCGCAAATGTGGATTTGGCTTCTAACCAGCTTTGCGCAAATTCTTTGGCGGCACTCGACCTGTCTGTACCCAACATGCGCGAAGTCATATCGTCCTGCAATTCACGTATCTTGTCTGCCGTCTCTCGCGCACTATTCAAATAGCCCTCATAGGCTTCTTTGTCTTTCTTTTTGCCTTTGCTCGCTTCGGCTTCGGCTTGTTTGAGGTAGGCGGCTTGCTGGGCTTTCAAATTGGCCATTTGACTGTTGTAGTTGCTGATATAGTCGCGCCCGAATAGCTTGTCGGCGGCATTGTTCAGCCTGTCATACGCGTACTGCAACTGCTCTAACAGGCTCTTTTGACGATTGATTTCTTTATTGGCTCGCCGTATTTTGCCTGCATTGAAGATGCTGCTAAACCCGACTACCAGCTTGGGTATCGCGCTTACGGCACTTTTAACGATGCCTAAGACATTCCCCGAGGCTACGGATTTTATTATATCGTCTACCGCACCGCCTATTTGGTCTAAGCCGTCGGCTATGTCGTTCCAAAATTGGACATCTTCTTCGCTGCCGCCTAACGCCCCTGTCATTTCGGCTGTGGCTGATGCTATCGCACCCATGTCCTTGATGAACTCGCCCGCCGCTTCACTCGACAAACTTAACCAATCTCTTAAACGCTTCCAGCTTAGTACCGCTTCTTGGGCTTCGTCTCGCGATTTCTTGGCGGCATCATACGCCCTTTTGGCGGTTTCTTGTTGCGCGGTCGTGCCTTTTTCCATAGCAAAGTCTAAGGAGACTTTCGCCGCACCTAACAGCGTCTCGGCGTTCTTTAATTTTTCTTCGGCCTCGTTTCGACTCTTGCTCCCAAGCGTATCTCCGTATTTCTTCATGTTGCGATATTGTTTTATCGCATCGCCCAAGGCCTTAAAGGGATTGTTCTTGGCTAACTGCTTGGAAATCTCGTTTAAGCGCTTCTGCAATTCTTTTAATTCTGTCGGATTTAGACTCTTTCCCCACTGGGATTTCAGTTGCATCAAACCGCTGCGCATTCGTTTCAGCATCTCGGTGCTTGCATGGTCTAAGTCCTCAAACATCGCTACGTAATACGGCATGTCCTTAAAGGCTTCCCATTCGAGCTTGGCTTGTTCGGTCTGTTCGCGTCGCTTATACCCCGACGTCAGTATCTCCGCCTCTTTCTTGGGTATATTGCCTGCCGCCGCCAGCTTTTCTATCTCGGCTATCTTGGCCGCAGTTTCGCGTGCGAGTTTTACGCGCTTGTCGGCATAGGTCTCGGCTACTTTGAGGTCTTTCAAGTATCCTTGATAGGTGTTGGCCAAACGCTTCTGCCCGTCATCAGCTATCTTTATCAGCTTGTTGTACATTTCGCCGAGTTCGGCTTTATTCTCGTAGGCAAATTCTCGCAAGGACTTGAAATTCACAAGGTTATCGGCACTGATTATCCCCTCGGGCAGCTTGACGGCCTTGACGCTGTCGATTATCTGTCGGATTTCATCAGCCATAAGCGCTTGCAGGTCTGACCCCGTGCCGCCGAATATCGATTTGGCTATATCTTCGGCTCGCGCCCTGCTGCCCGTCAGGTCGAATATCTTGTCGTAAAATTCCTGCATCTCTTTACTGCGACTTATTCTGTCGGCTACCTCTTTGAGCTGTTCTTCTACTTGTTTGGCCAATAATTCAAGTTTTAGGTTGTCCAGCTTCAATTGTAGTTCAAGCGCCGCTTTCTTGGCGCCCTTCTGTTTGAGGTTGTCTATTATCTTGATAATCTTTTGGATGTCTTTTTCCAGCTCTTTAACGTCGAGTATGTCGGACATCTTAAACGACAAACCGAAGCGCTTGCCAAGGTCGTTAAGGCGTTTCAGCGTTCCACTGTACAACTGTTCTATGTGCTTCGTTGCCGCCGTTTTACCCTCTTTTTTGACCAGTGCCTCGTATTTTTTGTAAATTTCTATGCGCATGTCGTATATCTCTCGCAGCTCTTGCAGGGTGGTATCGCTCTTGCGCCCCTTATTGGTCTTGGTGTCAGCAGGCAAGTACGTGCGCTCGAATTTGGCTTGTTCTTTAAGCGCCTTGACAAGGGCTTGCGTGTCGGCTATCTTTTGCGCATACATCTGCTGCGCAAGCCATCCGCCCACTTGCACGGCTCGCGACCAACGCTTGATGTCTGCCTCGTACCCCGCTATGGCTTCATCTAACGCCTTGACATGCTCTTTAAGATTGTTGTTGCCGTCCCATAGATATTGTTTCAGCCTGCCAAAGGCTTTGCCTACAATACCCGTGTTCTCGGCTGTTACTATCAAGTGCTGCTGTATCTGACGAACCGCAGGGTCGGCTGACACTATGGTCTCTTGCAACTTTTTCATGGAGTTCCCTGCGGCTATCAGCTTGGGCGAACCCTCGGCAAAGACTCTTTCGACTTCTTCCCAGTTTATCAACGAAAATTCGGTCTTATGCGCGTCCGCCCACGAGGCCGCCGCCGTGAAGTATTCTTTGGGCAGATTTATGCCTTCTCGCGCCGCCATAGCCGCAAGGTTGTTATACATCACCTGCAACTGCGCATTTATCTGCTCTACATATTTGGCGTACTCGCCTTGAACTTTGGTCGGGTCATACACAACGTTGCTGACGTCAAACGCCGTACCGCCCGCGCCTAACAGCCCGACTTTTGCATTGGCGTTAATCATCTCGGGATACGACCAATCACCGTTTGCAATAGCTTCCTGTATGCGGTCTATCGCCGCAGCATACGCATTAAGGCTGTCTACGGCCTTTTTGTATTTCGTGTCATTATCAGCCAAAGACTCATTTTGCGCTTTGATTGTGGCGTTGTACTCTCCGGCAGCATCGATAATTTCCATAAATCTTGTCAAAGCGCCCTTGATTCCCGAACCTCCGGCAAACCAAAAGTATTCTTTGGAGAGATAACCATACTGGGTCATCAACGTCAGTATGCCATCGAGTACTTCCTTATATCGCTCCGCCTCTTTTACATCACCATCGGATAGAACAATATTAGATATATTCCCTTTCTCATCAACCTTAATGTCTTTTATCTTAGACAAATCTATATCCCATTTCCCTGCATTGATGAGGTCGGTAATATATTCTCTTATGGCTTCAACACCGCGCACGGTCAGCTTGCCGCGCTCCTCGAAGTCGTTGATTTGGTTCAGCAATTCTTCGCTCTGCGTTTTAAGTCGCTGACCAAACGCTTCTTTAATCGCCGCTTCTTTTTCGCTGTGCTTCTGCTTTTCGTTGTACGCTTCTACCATCTGAGTCAGCGAAGCATACTCGCCGTTCAACTCGCGCAGTTTTTCTATTTGGAGGTTTTGGCTGTCAACGATGTCTCCGTAGGTGCGGTTCAATTCGTCAAGGGCGTCTTTCTGCTTCTTGCTGCCGTTTACAGCGTTCACAGCTTCGTCAGCCAATTTCTTGAAGTTGCTTCTGTCAAACGTGTTCTTGTCGGCATACGTTGTTTCTATTTCCGCAAACTTGGCTTGCAGTTTGTCTACCGCATCCGCCGCTTTACTGAATATATCTATCAACGCGGTTATTGCCAATACCGTCCATCCTAATGGATTGCTCAAAAACACCGCTCTGAGCTTATATAGGCTCTTGGCAAAGATGTTGGTCGCTTGCGCTGCTCGCAACTGCGCCGTGGCTATCCCCAACTGCTGCTTGTTGTAATAACGAGCCATACACCCTGCTTTTTCCATCGACTCGGCTTCTCGCTGCAATGCCGTAACTCTCTGAGTGGCTTTTATCAACTGCTCTTTGCCTGCCACGGTAAAAACCAATGCCGAAGCACGCGCACTCATCGCAGCGAGCTTAAAGACACCAAAGGCTATCGCAACGTTCTTTATCGCGCCGGCCACGCTTTCCCAGTTGCGCATCAGGTCGGTAACGGTCTTAATCAATCCCTTCATTAGGTCATTGACCCAACCCGTGCGTCCTATCTCGTCATACATCATCGAAGCGGCATCACCCAATTTAGCCCATAAGCCGTATAGGGTATTGCCCTGCTTTATCTGCATATCGTAGAAGATGCCGCCTTTATTGGTCATGTCCTCGAACACTTCCTTGACCATGTCAAACGAAATCTGACGCTTGCTAATCATATCCATTACATCGGACGCCTTGACAAGCTCGCCGTTGGCGGCACTTAATTTCTTCGCAAGTTCCTCAACCAACGGTATGCCTGCTTCTGTTGCCTGCCTTACCTCAGAAGCTCGCAGATAGCCTGTGGCACGCACTTGACCATACAACAACACTATTCTGTCCATACTTACGCCGAGGCCGACAGATACGTCCGTAAGGCGTTTGGTGGTGTCGAAAAGGTCGTCTATGCCTATCTTGTACGCCGCAAGCTGCTTGGTGTACTTGGTCAGGTCAAGCACGCTCACGGGCGATTTCAACGCAAAACTCTTTATCTCGGCAAATAATGCGTTTGCCCTCGTTTGGTCTTGGATTATAGCCCCTAACGATATGCGCTGCAACTCAAATTCTGCCGTAACCTCGCGTATCTTCGAGATAAAGTTGAATACCGAACTTACGGAGTAATATACGGCCAGACGCTTTATCAAGCGCGATAAGTAGGTCTCTTGCTTCTGCATCGCACCATTGACGCCGTTCCAGCCTTTGGCGGCTCGTTCAAGGTCGCGTGCTTCGTTCTTTTGCTTGGTATCCGCAGCCTGCTGTACTTGCCGCAGGGTTTGGGCGGTGGTGCGCAGTATCGCCTGCAAACGAGCGTATTCTTCTTTGAGCGCCTTAGCTCTGTCTGTCAACTCGCCGGTCGATTTATTCTGTATGCGCTCTGCCTCGCCTAATCCGTTCCATTCTTTTTCAAGTTGCCTGATGCGCTGATTTATCGCATCGATAGAGCCTGCCGCCGCTTTCATCTCTTCCGTCATGGCCGCACTGCCTTTGGCGGCTCGTTCAAGGTCGCGTGCTTCGTTCTTTTGCTTGGTATCCGCAGCCTGCTGTACTTGCCGCAGGGTTTGGGCGGTGGTGCGCAGTATCGCCTGCAAACGAGCGTATTCTTCTTTGAGCGCCTTAGCTCTGTCTGTCAACTCGCCGGTCGATTTATTCTGTATGCGCTCTGCCTCGCCTAATCCGTTCCATTCTTTTTCAAGTTGCCTGATGCGCTGATTTATCGCATCGATAGAGCCTGCCGCCGCTTTCATCTCTTCCGTCATGGCCGCACTGCCTTTGGCGTCTATGGTGATGGCCAACGGTCGGGCGTCTATCATCAACTTCATGCGGTCGAGGAACTTCTTGGCATCGGCCTCCGCACGTTTCGCCCCCTCGTCAAGGTCAAAGTTTATGCCGAATTTTAGATTGTTTTCCATTGTTTGTCTTTTTGTCGTTCTGTAATTTACGCATTGCTGCCGCTTGTACGCTTTCTACGGACGAGGTTACGCCATTACCGCTTTCGTCTTTTAAGGTCTTGACTTTGCCCCAACCAAAGCGAGCGAAGATGTCTTGCATTGCCGCCTTTTCTCGCGGCGGATGTGTTTCTTCCTGCTCTTTCTTCTCAACCTCGGCATAGTCGTAATCGTAGTATCCCTTATCCATCAACATCAACAATGTCTTGTCGGCGTTATCTAAGTACCAATACCTTAACCACGACCAAAAACCATTGTTGCCGTACAAGGCTTTAATGCGCTCGGCGGTCTCGCTTACCGAAAAGGCACTGCCTACTTGCTGTCCTCCTCCTTTTTCGGCAAAGCGTCCTCGTCCAACATATTTTCCGCACTCTCCTTTCTTTCGAGCCATTGCTTTGCGACATCGCCAACCTGCTTCATAGAGAGCGCGAGTAGATAGCTTATAACTTCCAAGTTGGCGGTAAAAAAAGACTCTTCTTCGCGCTGCAAGGTCTTGTTTATGTTGATGGTCATACTCAATTCCTCGCTCGCATACCACAAACGCCGCCACATATAAGCGGTCGCAAACGGTATCCAGCAACGCCGGAGCCCGAGAATATACCGCGCCGCTATCTTCGCAGGTATCTGCCTGAAACGTTTGTACAAACGCTTCTGCTTGCGCTCGCTCAATCCCTCGCGCTTCTGCTCGGCTTGTATCTGTCGCGCCTCTTGGGCATACTCGCCTATCTTCGCGGCCTGCGCATTGCTTATGCGCCGCAATTTCCATTTCTTGCCGCCTGTCTCTATTTCGGTGGGACGCCCTTTTATAATGTCGTTGGCCGTGCCAGCCATTGCAGCTTCGTCTATATGCGGTGTCTGTTCTTGCTTCATGTCTTTTTTTTGTGGTTTATAAAAACGGCGTGGACGGCGGCTTGTCTTGCCGTACCGCCCACGCCTGTATGTTGATGTTTTACGCTGTCTGCTTAGGAGGCGTAAACGGGTGTGCCGTCGCCAAGCATAAATGTTCCCAACTCGGCGGTGTCGATAAATTCGGCGGTAACGGCGAGCTTGATGCGCACGAGCTTATCTTCCATCGAAAGGTTGGAGAGTATACGTGCCTTGGGGAACAGAATGTATCTGTTGGCCTCGTCATTGAAGATGGCTATGGGACGCGTAATCACGGGAATTGCCGTACCGGCCTTGATAAGGTTGGTAATATTGGTGATGCTTACGGGTGTCCCGGTCGGAGTTACGGCTACGCCGCGCAGAAACAATACGGTGTTTTCTTTGCTCACGGAGGCTATCTCGCACGAGAACCCGAAGGTTCCCGCAGTGGATTTGGCCACAATCACATTACCTTGCTCGTCTACGGTGTTGTCGAAGGTCGAATCTTCGCCCTCCCACGTGGTGGAGTCGCCTACAACCTGTCCGAGGCTCACACCTGACGAAACTATATTGGCAAGAGTGGTAGTACTCGAATAGCCGCTGGTCGGCGCATCAAATACCACGATGTCGCTTTGGCCGTTAAAAATCTTGGTTACATCGGCCTTTGTAATCTTTGGCATTGTTTATTCTGTATTAGATGGTTCTACTTTTATGGTTGTGTATCTCGTCTGTGGTATGCCACGATATGTTCAATACCATTGTCGCATAGCCGCTCGTAAGGTTGACCGTGGGCTGCACTATCGGATTTAACAGGTCTATCTCATAGTAATATCCGCCGATAACTCTGCGGTCGATATGACCCGCCAATTGCTCGGCTAATAACGCAAGGCGCTTGCGTCGCGCTATTACGCCGCTGACGGCCTTGCTGTTGATCCACACCGCAAGATTGCCGTACATTACACATATGGGATAGGTCTTGCTCTGAATGACTCCGTTGTAAATCACCGTCATAAATTCATCGCCTAAACCGGTCTGAGGCTGCTCGCCTTGCGCATATACGCGCACACCGCGCTTGGGAGAGGCTATCGAAGTCTGAACAAATAGCCTGTTGTCCATCCATTCGGCGAGTACTTTGTCGGGGTTTAATTCTGTAAGTTTCATCCTATCGGTGCTATCGGCGCTAAACCTGTCATCACTTCGTTAAACAGCACATTTTCCAAATTGCGGAAATATCCTGCACCGCGTCCTGTCTTAGACCCCATAGTCTCAATGTAATAGGCGTATGGTACGGTGCTGAATAATACTATCCATATGCCGCGAGAGTATGTGCTTGCAGCATCACTCAATGCGGTCTGCAATAACGTTGTACCGTCTATGCCGGTCTTGGGCGAACCTAAACCGGTGCGTGCCTTCTTGGTGGCTCGCTTGGTCGGAATGTAGGACTTCATTACGCCGTTGTCAAAAACTCCAACCCCGGTGGCATCGTGCATGTTGGCGGTGTCTACGGGAAATTGGGTAGTGCCGTCGGGCATCACAAAGCCGTTGTCGATATACTGCACCATGCGCTGCGCAACGGCGTTGCACATCGCGATAATTCGCGGACGAACGACCCTGCGAAGAAATTCTTCTATCCCCACGCGAAGGACTGTCTCGTTGTTATGTGCATATGATACCGCCATTATTCTCCGGTACTTTGCTTTAACTCGATTTTTGTGTATAAGGCATGGGTCAACGGCATCTCTATGTCCCTGACGGTCTTGACTATGCCGGTGCGTAACCGTCCGCGCTTGGCACGTATTTTTACCGTGTCGCCCTCCATCACTATTACGGCATTGCCCGGCAAGTAAACCGCATCATTGCGTACACTGACGCTCTGATAGGTCTGCCCGCCCGATTGATAACAGCATTTGCCGCTGTATATCGTCTCGGCTTCAACGGGCTCATCGTAATCGTCTAAGTCGATGCTTCCGCCGTCGTCTGTGATGTTGCGGATTATCTCGCAATGGTCGTCAAAGTGTATCAGTTCCATTTACAGCCGTTTTTGCTTGTCCTGTTGCGCTTGCCGGTGGCATCAAAAGCTCCCGCACTTTCGTTTACGTTCTCTTCGATTTCCGCCCCTATCTCGCCGCGCAATTTGTCCGCAACTTTGCGATAGTATTCGCGGTCGCTCTGGGTTATGGTAAATCCGCTTTGACTCGCGTGTACATCCCCCACTTGCTCGCTGCGACTACCGCCGCTGAAAACCCCCGCCGCACTGTAAAACAGCGTTGACGTAGCATATTTGAGGCTCTTAACCCAATTTCCGTCATCGGCATTGTCCTCTACTACTTCGTTAGTGTTCAACGGACATAGTGCTTCGGGACGAGCGAACAACGGCGAAACCGCCGCATGTTCTATCACTGCCGCTTCAAAGGGATAACCGGGTACTTGCGCCCTCAAATATGCTTCTACCGTCATTGCTGTGTTATGGCTATGTGCTAAAAAATATTAAGGTCGTGGCTGTTACGCTATCAACCGCCAACGGCGGCGGCTTTTTCCTGCGTCAAGTTCTTGAAATAGTACAAGTCGCGAGGATGGGTCGGTACGGCAAGTGCCGTAAGTTCGCTTCGCCATTCTTGTGTGCGGGTGTCGGCGTTGTAGATGTACTCGATAAGACCGCGACCGCCGTACATAAAGGCGGAAATGGCACTGCTGTCGGGACGCAGCGGAACTACGTTCTTAATCACACCGATAAGGCCTGTCGGACGAATGAGTATCACGTCTTGCTCAAAGGCGTCTACAAGGGTACGGTCGAAGTTGTGGTTGGTGGTATTGATTTTCTCAACACCGCAAACGGTCTTGTTATAGATTACTTCGTCTGCCTCGATAAGGCGCTTGAAGGCTTCTTTTTGCGCTTCAAGGGTCGAGCCTTTGGCTACGGCTTTGGCGTTGTCGTCATTGGCTTTGGTGTAACGCAAACCGATACCCGTCAACGCGTAACCGATAGCGGTCAGTACGGCATCGTGCTTGATGAGCTTGTAGAACGTCTTTTCGTTCATCTCGACACATACGTTCTGATAACCGTTGGCTTTCATGCGCAAGTCGCGAATAAAATCGCGCAGGTCGCCGATGGGGTCGCCTACTGCCGTAACAGTCCCGGCGGTGGTGTCGCTTTCCCACCATTTCTTGTCCATATAGTTGCCTGTCGGAACTTGGGCGGTAAAGGTGGTACGCAACGAGCCGCGTGGGTTGTTGTTGTCGGTAAGGGTCAGCTTGCCCAAAGATTTCATCTGCCCGATTTGATAATTCAGGGTGTTCTTGTGGGCGGCAGGAATGGCGCTCGTGACATCAAACAACGCTTTGGCAAGATACTCGCTTACGGCTACACTTTCGTTGGTATTGTTGAAGTTGGCTACGGAACGTATCTCGTTCAACAGTATCAATTGCTTGCGATAGTCGTTCTCACCGCGCACTACGGTGTATTTATGACGCGGTATGCTGCCCGTAAGTTTGGTCAGCTTGGTGCTGTTACCGGCAGGAAGCGCGGGCGAATTAAGGTCAACGTAGCTGGCCATAACTTCTATCTGTGCCTCGGCTTCAAGCATCTCATAGGTGAAGTCTATCTGTTGAGGCGCCCATGCGAAACCTTCAAAGTTCTCGCCCTGACTCTCAACGGCGCTTAGCACCTGATTGTAGTATGCTTCGAAACTGGTATTACTCGTAATGGCGTTGGATGCCATCAGTGTGTCAAGTCCGCTAAATCTTTTCATCGCTTAGCCCTCCTTTACAAACAATATGCGACCTGCCAACGCGCTCTTTTGCTTCGCGGTATACGTGAGCGTCGAAAGACTTTCGTTGATTTGGCCACGGGTTACTACTGTTAGCGAACACCCGTCTGCACCTACATAGGCATCTTCGAGTGTCAATCCTTGCGGCGCTTCGCCGCCCAATGTGGTGGTGCCGCCTATCTCGTCAATAGATACGGCTGTCCCGGCAGGTATCAGCTTGCCTACGGTGTTGGTCGTGTCCACAGGAACAAACGCACCGCAGGGCATTATCTCGTCTACTCGCGCCCATAGGGATACCGAGCCTACGCTATAATCCTCACTGCCGTGATTAAAAGAATTTCCGTAATGGGTTTTCATCTTTTCCCGGATTTAAGGTTAGTTTTGGGTTTTGCTCTCTTGGTCGTGCAGCACAACGCCTTGTTTTTCGAGCATCGCGATTTGGTCGGAGAAGTCTATCTTGGCCGCTTCGCCAGCAGCATCGCCTTTAATAGGCTTGGTAACGTCTATGCCACGGTCGGAAACTTCATCCGTGAATTTCTCGCGGATTTTGGCTTCTAACTCGGCTGCCGTCCATTTCTTGCCGTAGGCTTCGTATAGCTCCATAGCCGTCTTTTGGGCGCGTTGGCGCTCTTTGGGGTAGGCCTTGGCGTAATCCCATGCGTCTATGTTGCCTATGGCGGTCGCTACCGCTCCTTTCTGCGCCTCGGCACTCTCAAAGGCACTGAGCTTGGCCTGCAACGGCTCTACGGCCTTGGCTACCGCATTGGCTACTAATTCGGCTAATACTGCGGCATCGTCTGACGCTGCTCCTTTGCCGTCGTTGCCCTCTTTGAGCTTGGCTTCTAATGCGGATTTGTCGGCCTCTAAGCTCCTGATCTTGTCGCTTAACGCCGTCCGAACTTTGTCGGCCTCACTCTGATACAGTTGAAGCATGGACTTCGCTCCGCTTACAAACGGCTCAATCTGTGCTTCTTCCGTAATGAACGTTTGCGCGGCTTGGGCGACCCGTTCAAACACCTCATCGCTTAGCCCCAAGTTCTTGTACCCTTGTTGCAGCGAAGCCTTAATCTTATCTTTCATTTCTTTCATTTGGAGTTATTAAAACTTGTGGCGGCGACAGGATTCGAACCTGCGACCTGCGGGGAATGAACCCGCCGAGCTGCCTCTGCTCCACACCGCTCTCTTAAAATCACATAGAGCCAACAACGATTTCTCGCTATCGGCTCTATGGCTCTCTGTCAACCAATTATGTCATTCGGACTTCTTTGCGCCCGTAAATCTTATGACGCCGGCTTTTATCTCGACTTCTATCGGCTTGCGGCATTTCCTGCACCACAACTCTATTTCTCCGTTGTATACCGATAATTTCGCAAGTATAGCGCCTCTGCGTCCATGTTCCTCACACTCGGGACATCTTATTACAACCTTTTTCACGCCGCAAATATAATACACTTAATTGATTATAACAAATAT